AAATCGAATGGCTGAAACAATTAACCGGAACCCTCGTGCCCTTGAGTCACGCGAAAAAACGACTCGCTACGTGTATACACCTGCGAGTGCACTGCCTGATCCAACCCCTGAACCCGGTATGGTGTATCGCTGGATTGCGACTCACGTACTTGGCGAAGCCCAAAACACGAACGTGTCTACCAAGATGCGCGAAGGTTGGGAACCGGTCAAAGCAGTCGACCATCCGGAACTGATGCTGGAGGGTAATGCAAAAACTGGCAACGTCGAGCTCGGTGGCCTCATGCTCTGCAAGATGCCCCGTGAACGCGCCCAAGCCCGTGATGAGTATTACGCTAAACAAGCGCAGGCCCAGATGGATTCTGTGGATAACAGTTTCATGCGAAACAATGACCCCCGCATGCCTCTGTTCGCTGACCGCAAGTCATCGACCAGTCGTGGTGGTGGTTTTGGTTCTGGTTCAAAGTAACAAGGAGTTTTAAATGTCTTCTACTGCCTCTCCCTACGGTCTGCGTGCCGTAAACGAGATCGGCGGCCTGCCATACGCTGGTAGCACCCGCACGTTCCTCATCAACCCTGATGGCTCTGCCTCGAACATTTACAACGGCTCGCCCGTGTATGTGAACGCTGATGGCTATCTGGCCGTTGCCACCGCTACTGGCGCTGATGCAACCACAAACGGTTTCCCTGTTGGCACTGCCAACACCGGTATCGTGGGTGTGTTCACTGGCTGCTCGTATGTGAACGCTCAAGGTCAGCAAATCTGGTCTCAGTACTACCCCACCGGCGTGACTGGTGTGATTACTGCACAAGTGATTGACGATCCAGATGTCGTGTTCCAAGTCCAGTCCGCTGGCACTTGCACACAAGCCGTTCTGGGCGCAAACGTGTTCTTCTCCACTGGCGCTGTGGCCACCGGTAGCACAACTACTGGTAACTCCACCGCTTCTGTGGTTGCAGGCGCTTCTGCCGTCACCACAACTGCTGCGTTCCGCGTGGTCGGTTTCCCACAAAACATCACCTCGACAGTGGGCGACGCGTATACCGACGTGTTGGTGAAGATCAACCCCGGCTATCACAGCTACACCAACGCCGTTGGTCTGTAAGGAGTAAATTACTATGGCTATTTCACGCGCACAACTGCTCAAAGAACTGCTCCCCGGCTTGAACGCTTTGTTCGGCCTTGAGTACGCACGTTACGGCGAGCAACACAAAGAAATCTACGAAACAGAGAAATCTGAGCGTAGCTTTGAAGAAGAAACCAAGCTGGCCGGTTTTGGCGCTGCTCCTGTCAAGAACGAAGGCTCTGCCATCGCTTATGACAACGCGCAGGAAGCCTTCACTGCTCGCTACACCCACGAAACCATCGCTCTGGGCTTCTCCATCACTGAAGAAGCTGTGGAAGACAACCTGTACGACAGCTTGTCCGCCCGCTACACCAAGGCTTTGGCTCGCGGTATGGCTTACACCAAGCAGGTTAAAGCTGCTGGCGTGTTGAACACTGGCTTTGCTGGCACCGCTCTCGGCGGCGACGGCGTGTCTTTGTTCGGTAACAACTCCAGCGGCACTCGCGTTGGTCATCCTTTGGTTGGCGGTGGTGTGAACTTCAACAGCCCAACCACTGGTGTTGACTTGAACGAGACCTCGTTGGAAAACGCCACCATCCAGATCGCAGCTTGGACTGACGAACGCGGTCTTTTGATCGCCGCCAAACCAGTCAAGTTGATCATCCCTCCATCACTGATGTTCGTTGCCAAGCGCTTGCTGGACACCGAACTGCGTGTGGGTACTGCTGACAACGACATCAACGCGTTGAAGCAGTTGGGCACCGTGTCTGGTGGCTACACCGTCAACAACTTCTTGACCGACACAAACGCTTGGTTCTTGACCACAGACGTTCCAAACGGCTTGAAGCACTTCGAGCGCTCTGCTTTGCAGACCTCGATGGACGGCGACTTTGATACCGGCAACGTCCGTTACAAAGCTCGTGAGCGTTATAGCTTCGGCTGGTCCGATCCATTGGGTATCTGGGGCTCTTCGGGCTCCTAATCCAAGCGGATTAAAAAGAGCTCCTTCGGGGGCTCTTTTTTATTGCGCATTTGTTTTCTTTGTTGTATATTGTTTAAACCCCGGATTTCCGGTGTATCTGACGGCTCCGGGCCGACGTCATGCAGACAGATACACATTAACCGCATGAGGAAAATATCATGGCTCAAACTACGTTCCAAGGCCCAGTTCGCTCGTTGGCTGGCTTCATCACTCAAGGCCCCGCCACTGTTGTCAACTTGGCAAACGGCACCAACACCGTGACTCTGGATGTCGCCACATACGCTGGCAAGACCATCCGCACAAACGATGCCACTCTGGTCATCACCTTGCCCGCTATCAACACCACAGCCAACCCTGTGACTTCTGGCCCCGGCCAAGACCCCAACACCGTGAACAACGTGGGCACCAGCTACACCTTCGTGGTGGAGACTACTGCTTCCGCTTGGGCTTTGAAGACCAACGGCACCGACAAGTTCATTGGCTCCATGATGATGGTTGACACTGACAGCTCCGGCGCTGTGACTGCTTTTGCACCCGCATCGTCCAACGACGTCATCAACTTCAACGGCACCACCACTGGCGGTATCGCTGGTTCGACCGTGACTGTGACTGTGTTGGCTGCTAACAAGTACATGGTGACTGGCGTGGCTCTGGCCTCTGGCTCTGTTGTCACCCCCTTCGCTGACGCTTAATTGATCTCAGGGGCTTCGGCCCCTGCTTTACAGGAGATTGATTATGACGATGCAAACCGATGTCAAAGCCGTATCGTTGGCAGCTTCTGGTGCAGTCACAAACGGTCGTGCGCGTCTGCGCGGGATCGTGATTGAACCCGGCAGCTCCACAGGCAGTGTCATCATGAAAGATGGCGGCTCCAGCGGCACCACACTCATGACGCTGAACACCGTGGCAAACGGTGAGACATTCAACGTCCTGATTCCAGCCGAAGGCGTGTTGTTCGCAACGAGCATTTATGCCACGTTGTCCAACGCGAAAGTGACGGCTTTTTATGCCTAAGACTCCAGCATGGCAACGCAAGGAAGGCAAGTCCGAGAAGGGCGGCTTGAACGCGAAGGGGCGGGCCTCTTACAACAAGGCCAACCCCGGCAAGCCCGGCCTGAAGGCTCCCCAGCCAGAGGGCGGCAAACGCCGCGACTCTTTCTGCGCCCGGATGGAAGGCATGAAGAAAAAGCTGACCGGAGAGAAGGCCAAGAAAGACCCGAACTCCCGTATCAACAAGAGCCTGCGGGCTTGGAACTGCTGATATGTCAGAACATCACGACAACATAAAAAACGTGCTGGACGTTGTGGCCGTGTTCACAGCGCTTGGCTCTTTTTTGGAAGTGATTACTCCTGTGTTTGGACTTATTGGCGCTATTGTTGGTGTCATGCGTATTTACGAAATGGCTACCGGCAAAGAGTTTCACACGCTTTTTAAACGGAAGAAAGACGATGCCGTCGACGAGTAAAAAGCAGCACGACTTCATGAATGCCGTGGCCCACAGCCCAGCATTTGCGAAGAAAGTAGGGGTCCCACAGTCCGTGGGCAAAGATTTTTCAACTGCGGACAAGGGCCGCAAATTTTCAAAAGGTGGAAATATGGCTAACACATCTCGCATGAATCGCTTGGAAGAATTGGGTCGCGTGAACGCTGAAAAAGCGTACACCCCCAAAGGTAAACAGAATCTGGCCGCAGAGAAAAAGCGCGTGGTCGGTGAATTGAAAATGGCCAAGGGCGGTATCGCTACTTCCTTGAAGGCCCACGCTTCGGCACCTGCTTCCAAGGCACACGCTGGCATGAAGGCCGGTGGCATGACCAAGATGGGTTCTGTTCGCACAGCAGCCCCTAGCCGCGACGGTATTGCTGTTAAAGGCAAGACCAAGGGCACTATGGTCAAGATGGCCTACGGCGGCAAGTGCTGATTTGCCATGATGGCCAGCCGTGGGATGGGGGCTATTGCCCCCTCCAAAATGCCCAAGGGTGTGCGTAAAGCCCGCCGGGATGACACCGACTTCACGCAGTACGCTGAAGGCGGAAGCGTCAATGCGGCTGGCAACTACACCAAGCCCAGTCTGCGCAAGCGGATTGTGAGCCAAGTCAAAGCTGCTGCAACGCATGGCACCAAGGCAGGCCAGTGGTCAGCCCGTAAAGCACAGCTTGTGGCCAAGAAGTACAAAGCAGCCGGAGGTGGCTATCGTGACTGATAAAGACGTTGAATACGGCGTGGCCCCGCAGTTTTTGGTTTTGGACAAAAACTTCAAAGGCGCAGGCGCTCGAGTCTCGGCATCCAAAGATTTGGACAAGTCTTCCAGAATTCAGGCTTACGCTGATTTGATTGCCGCCGC